TAACCTTTGTTTGATTAATCGCCTTCTTGACTTTACCTAAACCCTCAAGCGGCATTACTTCAACCTTACCTGGGCAATGTATGCCAGCGTATCAGATGTAGGTGCTTTAACGTCTACGTTGATTACGATATAAAACAAAGCGCCTTGCTGCACTGTATCGCCTTGAGTTATTGGTGTTACATTGTCACAGACTAGAAGCCTATCACCTGCTAGGATTGTTTCGTTAAACATCTTAGCGTCGTATGATTTGAAGATAGCATTTGGTAATAATGTGCTTGCACTTGTAGTCGTGCCACCACCCAACGGAGAGCCGCCGACAGTAGTGGTTTTAATAAGATATACAGAGTCGCTAACAGCCGAACCGGTCTTGTTGACAGCCTTGGCTAAACCCCTTTTAATCTTTGCTTGTATGCTTGCCGCGCTCATTCTTTGCCCCTGCTATGTATTGCGCGATTATACCACCTAAATCAATTATATTTAAATAAAACTAGCTATGTGCTTATTTGTGTACTAAGGTAAGTACTTAACTAACTGAGAGGCGCATTAATGCACGTAACTAATTACACAGAAGCCCGAAGTAATCTAAAACAGATTATGGACATGGCATGCTCAACTGAAGAGCCTGTTTTGATTATATCTAAGAAAAAGCAGGTGGTAGTAATATCAAAAACCCAATATGACCTAATGAAAACACAAATGGAGAATAAGTAATGAGAGTAGGGGCTAAGGAAAGAAATGCAAGAGACAAAGATATATTTGATAGAGTCTACAAAGGCGAACCGCTTAGAGCGGTGGGCGTAGATGTTGGCTTGGGTGCTGAACGGGTGCGCCAAATTTATATTAGAGAGTGGCGCTACATAAAAAGTATGAAAACACAAATGGAGAATAAATAATGAGTAATGCCGAGATAGTTTTTTTATCAATGTTTGTAAGCCTAATAGTATTTTTAGTATTACGTGAAGTGATTTGCTGGTATTTCAAAATCAATCACCGCCTTAACGTGATGATTGATATTAAAAGCGAATTGATTCAAGCCAACAAGTATAGAAATGAGGATAAAAACCATGAGTAACACGATGATAGGATATTGCATATTTGCGTACACTTTGCATTTATGCTTAACGCTTATAACCTGTGTAAATGAAAAAGACGTTGACTTATGGGACGTGCTTTGGCTAGCAATCGCCCCATTGTCAATTCCAATATATGCTTTTGTTTTTCTGGGTAGTCGTCGAAACTAAACCCTAACCATCATATTACTTGACCCGTTGTTATCCATCAGCGGGTTAAGATATGCATCAGCCCTATCAGTTCTTACCTGCTCCCAGTTGCCACCGCTGAAATAAGATTCAGAGTAAACACCATCAACACTGAATGACGCCAGGTTTTGAGTTGTACCGCTTACCAATAATGCTGACTCGTTAGCCTGTGCTGCTAATTCCATCTGTGCTTTTTTAAGCTGTGATGGTATATCAGTGATTGCTACTGTAAAGTTATTTATACACACACCTGAGCGCGGATACATTAACTCCTGAGTGGCATCAACCCGTGAGCCTTTCATGCTTTGCTCTTTGCTAAACAAATAGTCCATAGCTTGAATCAAAAGAGCTTCACGGTCAGGCTGTGTAGCTGGCACATCAAAATTACGAATGCCGGCGTATTGTTTAAACTCTGCATCAGTCACAAAGCTGTTAGCTGCAGCAACAATAGTACCGTCTTCAATTACTAACTGAGTACCTATGGCAACTACAATCTTTTCAGAGTTACCAAGCTCTCTAGATGTGATATCTGTACCGTATACGCTTGCGCCGTCTTTATATGTGACAGTCGCAAACACCTTGCCTACTTCGGCCGTGCCTGATAAGTCTAAACTTAACTCGGTTGCGCTTTCGACAACAACAACAGTCGGGTTAAGTAGCTTGGTATATGTCTCAGCACCAAACTCAACTAAGATATCAGTTGCAATGGTTAGGTCTATTCCGCCGAAAACAAATACAACCTTATTGTCTTTGTTTGGTATTACTAAATTTTGTGACATTGCTTTAGTTCTCGTTAAAAATTAATGAATAAACACCGAGCGCTGTGCCTGACCCGCCCAACTTTGAAAATGATAAATAATAAGTACCAGCGGCCAATCCTCGTCTACCTTGCACGCCAGCAAAAACCGTTGACCTTTGCGCCGTTGCGGATGCCGATAAAGCATTTAACGTCTCAACCGCCGTTTGCCCCACATCTGGGGTAAAACCCCCGCCTGTTGTGATAGATACCTGTTGAGTATAATCAACAGCGGTGCTTTGAATGTTATTTTTGTAGACTGGGACATCTGTATCATAAATGCCTGTTTCCGTACCTTGAGTGCTTCGGTAAGCCTCAAAAGTTATTCCTCTTTGATGAGTCTCTAAACCTTGCTCTATCAATTCAAAATCTATTGGGCTTTCAAATTTTAAAACAACTGGCACGCCATTATCCACAGTTAACGGAACGCTTATTCTAAATTGAGTGCCTAAAACATACCCAGAATCACCTTGCTCAACTTTTAATCTGCGTATATTAATACGGTCACTTGTAGTTAAGTCGTTAGGTAGCCCATGGATGGAATATCTGGCGCGCTCTGTCATGCTTGCTCTTCTTTGCGTTTTCTACGTTTCTTTTGAACGTAAAAGGCTCTGAACTGCTGGGAGTCAGGTTTTGCAAACTTTTCTTTGTTTTGCTTATCTTCATCTGCCATAATTAATCCTCCGAAACAACCTTAGCCGCTTTCTTTTTTGGCTTTGATGGTGTTACTTTTTTAGCTATACGCTGTTTAGCTATTTGCATCAATAGGTCATCAGCTTCAATGATTACACCTACCTCGTTGCCTTCTATATTCTTAGCCATGTCAATTCCTAAATGATTAAATTTTATTTATTATACCACAAACAAAAAAGCCCACCACTATGGCAGGCTTTTTAAAGTTTACACTATTCTAGTTAGTGATTAGATAAGCTAATGGAATAGTTTTACGTGACTGTGTAACACGATTCCAAGTAGTAGCAGCACGAAGCTCAGCTAGTGTATAAGACTCGCTCGCAGGTGTACCAACATCGGCAAAACCGAATGGGTGCAACAACCAGGTCTTACGCTCGCCGATCTCATTAATACCACCACCGTTACCCTGTTTAGCTTCACGGTTAACTTCGACAGGCATATAGGGTGAACCTTCACCGTAACCAAATGCACCACCACCAAACAAGATAGAAGTATATTTGAAGCCTGAAGTAGCACCAGGAGTAACAGTCATTCCATCATCTTCGATAAGGCGTAAACCTTGGAATCTAGGAATGGTTAAGTTACCTAGGCTATCAGGAATAAAATCAATGTCGTTGTTCTTACGCATTTGCGCCATTACTTGTGAATGCACACATATAGCGGTAAACATTGAACCGGCATCGCCAGCAGTCGCTACGGCATCAACAAAAGAATCAACATTGAACTTAGTTGCTGCAGTTTGTGAACCGATAGCCTCAGCGGCTACATCAACAACCATGTCACCTGAATCGTTTGCAACGTTATCAGCTAAGATACCATCACAAGACGCAATCAAGCGGCGCTGCCATTGACGTGTCCAGTAAGAGCCAAAACGGTTGACTACTTGTTGGTTCGGATCGCTACCAGCTAATTCACCAGCTAGGTCAGTGTTTGAATACCATTGGTTTAAGTAAGCAGAACGAGCAATCTGTTTGCCTGTTCCAAGTTTGTTAGGTGTTGCGCTGCCAGTCGTATCATCAGACACGTTAGGCTCAACGGTTGGGTCTAGGTCATGCCAGAAGGGTAGGTTTACTGTGTTTCCACCTTCAGTGGCGTTAGAGTCTAACATACCATTTCGTACAACCACACCAGACTCGAAAAACGCTGTTTTCTCTGGAAGGTTTTCAGCCATATATGTAGCATATACTTCTGGGACGATTACATCACTAATTTGAGTTGAAGACATTATTATTTACTCACTATTTTGTGCCTAGCATTTCTGCTTTGAGGCGATTAAATTCTACAGGATTAGATTGGAATAACGCGGTGCGCTCTTGACCATTCATGTCCTTCATTTGTTTGGTTGTTGAGCTTCCAGCACCACCTACACCATCACCACCTAAATTACTTGCTGCAACTCGGCTGGCTTTGCCTTGGGGTGATTCTGCCCATACTTTCATGAACTCACTTAGTGATTGTTCGCCTATCATAGCTTGGCCATCGACGATACTTGCTTGTGATGATAACGCTTGCTGAATTAGTGGCATCAAATCCTTACTAACTCCATACTGCACAAGCTCGGTGCTTAACCCGTTATCAACTAACAACTTATGTATTAGCGCGTCTTTCTCAGCCGTGCCAGCCGTTAGTTTTTCCAGTGCGATGCTGTATTCTTGCTCTTTGAGAGATAGCGCCCCCTGGTAGTTTTCTTTTGATTCTAGCTGCTGCCTTTCGATGTTAGCTTCTAAAATTCGTAATTTCTCTTGTGCAGATTCCTCAGAACTTAGTGAACCCTTAGCTTTAGAAAGTTTCTCTTCCAGCTCAGTTTTCTTGCTGATTAATCCACCAGCGAGGCCGTTAACTGCCTCTATTTGCTCAGGCGTTAGCCCGTCTATCTTGTCTAGCCCGTTTAACATGTTAAACCCTTTAGGTTAATTAAGGTACTTAGTACCGTAAAGATTAGTTTACATTTTAACACAATATAAAATAATCACAAATACCTGTTGCAACATGTAAAAACGTACTCTAATATAAAGTAAATATTAAACCTAAAGGAGCAAGAGTGATGATTAAAACAATGCAGGATTACACCTTGAACATGGAGCGTAATCGTGAAGTTATTAGAGCACTAAAGAAACGCATTGCAGAGCTTGAGAAAGAGCTTAGCGATTTAATAGAAAGCATCGAAAGAGAATTTGGTTAAGGAGCAAGACGATGAATAACCAAGAAATATTAGACAACGCGCCAGAGGGTGCTACTCATGTAGACACCGAAGGCGATTACCACAAGATTGAAACGATTTATCAATACGAAGATAAAAGCGATTGCGGTTATGAGGATAGGTTTCGGCTAAGTAATTCAGGAGATTGGGTTACGGACTCTGATGATTTACTTCTAACCCGCTCACTAGCAGACATAGCTAGGATTGCAGAGCTTGAGGAAATCATACGAGGCCGTGATGAGCTTATAAATAACGCTGTGTCTAGCCGTATTGCAGAGCTTGAGATGCACATTCAATCATTAAAAGCAATTAACAAGTATATAGATGAAGGACGTCCAGACATGCAAGTGGTACGGTCAGAAATTGGAGAGGTTATTTCTAGAGCTGAGGGCACTTATTTAAAAGCACCAAAGGAGCAAGGCGAATGATTTTTGAGAAAATAGATGACTGGAACCAAAGAGCTAAGGTTTTTGAAGGGTGGGTAGTCAGGACACATGAACGCGTATATCACCCAAGCAATGGTTATTCTGAGAGTGGTGATGGATGGGATTGGAGAATTTCGACCTGTTTCGTACCTGATAAAAACCATGAGTGGGAATTACCACCAAAGGAGCAAGCGTGATGAATAAGGAAGATAGACTTTACAAATTGTCTCAAGGCTCGGATACAGCGGTGTGGGCGCACGACGAGATAATAAAGCAGGATAAACGTATTGCAGAGCTTGAGGAAATCATACGAGGCCGTGATGAGTTTAAGCGATTAGCACGTAACAAGAAAGCTCGTGCAGTTAGAGCTAAAAAGGAGGTGTAACATGAAGTACATTTTAGGATTATTTCACTCTCTACGACTAAGTTATATCGGTAGATTTGGTGGAGAGATTAATGGAGGGACGCACTATCTATGGTGGACTATACATTTTTATAGTAAACACACCCGTCTTTCAAATATGCGTGTATATACACTACGGAACTTAAAGCCGTTGTTTTACTATCATAAAACATCCTCGGTTTATATCTCTGGGGAAGTAACACAAAAGCCAACTTAAAAAGAAGGTGTAGTATGACCAAATACAGAGTAATACAACAAGCCCCCTACCATTTCGTAATAGAAAGACAATATTATGTTGCGTGGCGACGAGTTAGGGGTGCATTTAGTACATTAGAGGACGCTAAAAAATACATAGACAGACTAAGTTACAAAGAAAAGATAGTATATGAGACAGAGAAAGAGTGATGCAATTAAGCACCACCGCCAATATTATCAAAGGCTAATTCTAACGACTGTTTGCCTCTCAATTTCGAGAGGCTAATAGGTTGAAACATCTCATCCAGGGTAAGGCTTTTAAACTTCTTAACTGATAGTCCGCCATCTAAAAACAATGCACCTCGCTCATCTCCAAGGGTATCAAGCACAAATGCTCTACCCTTCGGCCCTTGTTCGCCTTGCTCTTTTAGCCAATCATAGTAACTGATGTCAGCCTTAACCTGCTGACCACCTTCAACGCCTCTTGACGCCCTGGTGTTCACGCTATCGTCTAATTTGTAACGCGCATTCAATACCGGGGCTGTACTGCTGCGGCAATTGGGGTGAGCTGGTGGATAGCGTTTGTACTTATCTGCGTTCTTGTATACCTTTCCATCTAACCCCTTACACACATCACTGGTGCGACCGTCTAAGGTGGATACCCACTCATAACCAATAATAACATCATCATTATTATTGAACATCTCTTGACGTGCTAGGTTAGATGTGTGAGTGGTAGCAGTACGAACCATCGTTTTAATTGATGCTCTGTTTTGCTTACTCAGTATGCCGTTTTTACCGGCAATATCTTGGGTAATCTGTTGATTAGTTCGGCCTGTTATAAAGCCTGTACGGATAACGTTGCTGACCTTTTCAATCTGATTAGTTTCCCAACCTTTTATGAATGGCTCTAATAATTTAACGCCTGCACTGTTTGGAAACACTAACGGCTCAGATACTACACCTGCCCATACTTGAGCGGGTGCAGGTGTTGCTAAAATTACTGAGGGTGAGTCTATAGCCTTGTCAAGTGCTGCTGCTTGCCATGCTGCCTCATCACCTGCAAATTCTTTAAGCTCTTTAAGCAATATGTCTGTTGTGTATTCACCATAGATAACCATCGAGGCTTTTTTGTACTCAGATATTAGACTATTGATACGCCTAATATTAGTGGTTTCTGTTGGTGCATCAGCCATGAGGATTTTAAGCTCACGCTGAAGCCTAGTTAAATACGGGTCAAATAGGTTAGCAAGATGACCGCCGAAGCGCTGCACATAAACAGCGTGGCGGGCTGATTGTTGAATAGTTAGGTCTGTCACTCATCAGCCTCATCATCTTCAACTATTATTGGCGCTTCTTCCTGCATCGGCATTTCATTCATGCCTGTATCTTCATTAGCAATTAGCGCTTTTTCTTCTTCTGCTGTACGCTCTGAGCCTGCAACCTCACCGCGCTGTAGATTCTCGTATAATGTTTCATATGAGATAGCGCCGCCCTGATATGCTGACACCATGGCAGTTAAATCCTGTCCGCTCATACCTGTAGGGTTATAGTCTGTGTTCAACTCGTAAACAGCTTCTTCAGTACCACCCATCCACATAGCAGCAAAGTTCAACGCCTTGGTTAACGCTTCACTGATTGTGATGGCTACATCTGCTGTTGTGCTGTTCTGTGCAACTTGGTCAAGACTCTTAGCTTCTGCACTCTCAGCCCCACTCTGTCGAGGCTTTAACGCTTCAGC